AGTCTTCAAGCGTAGCTTCATCTAGACCGGTCAGCCTCGTTAGGAGAAGGTCTCTTCTTTCCTGAATGTCTTTCTCGTTGAAAGAGTTGACAAACTCTTCCTCGTTGTAATTTGGAAAAAGTTTTGGGAAGACCGAAGAATCGCCAAACCTGCCAGCAAGGTAATTAGTTAAATCAATGCCACCAAGGCCTTGAAACTCCGGCGTGTTGTTTAAAAGCTCTATGCTTTTGCTAAGAACGGCGTTTCTCTGCTCCTCGTCTGTCCTTTCTTTTCTTTCCCCCTCGTCGTCAACGCCAAACCGAAAAGCCTCTACAAACTCCGGAGTAATTAAGCCCCGAAGCCGTATATTAACCCGAGGCTCCGCAGGAGCGACCTCCGCAGGAGCAGCCTCCGCAGGAGCGACCTCCGCAGGAGCAGCCTCCGCAGGAGCGACCTCCGCAGGAGCAGCCTCCGCAGGAGCAGCCTCCGCAGGAGCGACCTCTTCCGCCACTACGGGTGTAATTTCGGGGGCAGTAACCGTTTCTGAACTCATTGGTCCGGTCCCCCTTGTTGTAATGCGCGTTCAATGTCAGACCCTGCTCCCTCCGCTTCGGGGGCGTTTCTCAACCGGCTGGTATCGGTGTACATCGGTATCTGAGAAAGCATCCTTAGTCCATTGGTAAGATTGATATCCACTAATTCTAACTGCGACCTAACGGTTTTTGAGAGGTCTGGAAGTCTCCTGCCTTCTGTGCCGCCAGCTAAACGTAGCCGGACGGTTTGTAGTTCAGACGCCATCGCTCTTTTAAGTACGCGAAGCTTGTTTTCTTCGATACGCCCGCTTGTCAGCCAAGTGTCCACGTTGGCGGTAACTTGACCAAGCCGAATCTGCTCTCCTTCGGCAAAACGAGGACTGTTTGCTGCCGCAATCTTTAAATCATGCGATAGTTGACGAACAAACTGCCGTGCGTCCCTGTTGTCTTTCCAAAACTCCACGTTGAAAATAGCAGCACCCGCGCCCGACATAGCGGCCCTGACTCTCGGCCAGAGACCTGTACCTTTATCTAGTTGCTCTCTAAGGCTGACTGGAGAGATGATTACTTCAGCCACGGTTCGTCCTGTGTCTCGGGCTATTTGTTCGGCGCTCGCGTTAATGTCCCTCACCTGTGCCAGCCTTCGCGCACGAGCCTGATCGCGGGCATCACCGCTAAGACGCGACAATTCTGGGCCGTAGACTCGATCTACGTAAGCTTCCGGATCTTGGTCCACCATCTCGCGTAAACTGGCCCTGAGCGTCTCTCTGTACGCCTGATCCCGTCGGCGGCCCTGCTCAACAGCTTTCGAACTTGCAAAAGCGGTATCGTCGCTTACGCGAACAAAACTAGTAAGAGGGGCCTCAAGACCCGTTTGAGCGTCAAAAAGTTTTTTGCCACCGTCAACTTGGTAAACAACCCGTGTCTGATTATTTTGCGGGTTGATCCACGTTTGGTAAGTGTACTTCGAACCCTTAATCTGCGCTCCGTCGATAGGAGTAAAGACACCGTTAGGGTTCCGCTCTGTCGGCGCAGAGACATAACCTAGTCTTCCTCGACCGTCTGCGCGAAGCACAGGAGCCCCCGCTATGGGGACCGTTTTTTTAATTTCTTTAGTTTCCGGGTCTAGGGTAAGCACGTTGTTGTTGACAACGAGCACGTCGTTGTCGCGTCTTCCCTGCAAATTCGTAATTGGAGTAACCTCGCCCGTAACTTTGTTTTTTCCAAACACCTGTCCGGTAAATCCCGGAACAGTAATTATCTCAATTTCTGCCGGAAGCGTTATCTTATTTTCCCGGCCCTTTATTGGCTCAAGCGTTATTGCGTTAACCCTTTGAACCACGGTCTTACCGTCAGGTTGAACCTGACTGTCCCATTTAACTTGTGCAAGTTTTGTTGGTAAAGGCTGCTTGTTCGGGCCCAGAATAGGTGTATACGGTCCCCCGCCAACGCTTTTTTGCAGTATCGTATTTCCGGTAGCCACATCTACAAATTTTCTTATGTCTTCGTTCGGTTTAGCGGTTACAACGGGCTCACCGTTAGCCATGGTTTCGGCCACAAAGGGCTGTTGTATAATTTGATAATCTGGGGTTAAGGTAGACCGTTGGACGATGCTAACTGTCGTTCCGTCGTCGGTAACATGGTCGAGCCGCCTAACATCTTTTTCAACAGAAACTTTAGCTTTTTTGAAGTCGGACGAAGCTTGCGCTCTTGCTTTCGTTTTTGCCGCGGCCAAGGCTGCTTCTGACTTTTGTGCCGCCGTAAGCTCCGCTTCAGTTGCTGTAATAGACGCGAGTTTAAGACCGCGGTCCGCGGCCCGTTGCGCGGCTTTCTGTTTCGCCATCAGGTTTAGTGTGTTTTGACCAAGGCCTGTTTCAAGGGCCGCTCGTCCGGCCTGCGCCAACGGGTTTTCGCCCACCTTGGGTGCTTGCATTAAAGAGAACCCGAACTTTGCGAGATCCTGAAAGAACTGTGCCTGTGCCAGATCCTTGTCTTCCTCCGCACCAGTATCGCCCATCAGAGCCTTATATTGCTGAAGACGTGCCGCGGCAGTCGGGCCAAAGTCAGGAACGGAAGACGACTTTGCAGCCGGAGCCGGAGCCGGTGAACGCGCCATTCTATCTATATTACCTGCCGCTCGCAGTGTGTCGAGCGAGGGGTTAATTGGAAACCGATTTTGAACCGGCCCTATAGCTGCGGGGTTTACATCATAAATCTTCGACAAATCCGGAACCGCTCCGGCTTCGCTAAAGCGGAGGACTTCTCCGCCTTGGCTAAAATTTACGGGGGGCACTCCCCCTTCCGGAGGTGGGGGTGGCGCTGCCGCCATCTGCATTATACCTCCGGCCATGTCGCCCGAGACCGGTACGTTCATAGTGTCCTGCGCCATCGGGCCAATACCACCAGTATCGACCTCGGTTTCCATGGCGCCTTGAGCGCCCATCAGGAGCATAAGCGGCTGCACCATCGCCAGAACGGAATCCGGTGTTGCTGCGGCATCTTCCGGGCCTACAACCCCTGCCAGTTCTTCGCGGCGCTCCTCTTCCGTGGCCCGTGTTCCGCGGACCGCGTCCATCATACCTTCAAGCGACTCCGCCTGTTCCGGGTCGCCAAAGTTGTTGGCTGCACCCTGCATAATGGCTACCACTTCCGGGTCCATTTGCGAGGCGATACCGGCAGTGTCCATAGATCCGAGGTCCGCGGGCGACGGAGCGCCCATCGCGGCCATCGGTTCGGCAGGCATGGCACCCTGTTCCATGGCCGCGGCCATCGGCTCACCGCCCATTTGCATGTAGACGCCTTCTGGTGGGGCCACCGGAGCCACCGGAGCGGGGTCATCAGGACGCCCTAGCTCTTCCGAACGCCTCAAACTGTCAAAGAAGTTGTTCATTTCCTGTTCAGACGGCTGAGACGGCTGCATCGGCGGCTGCATCGGAGCAAAGCTTTCCGGGCCCTGACCGTACTCCGGCGGGAAATATTCCTGCATCGGCACTTCCGACGTAACCTTAAAGCCTTCGTTAATCATCGCGGCCATGTTCGGGTACATCTTCGCAATGTCGGAAAGATCTTGGGTGTTTCCCCGAACGTAAGCGGCAACGTCTTCCTTGGAGCCGCGCATCGACTCAACAAGACCTTGGAAAATGGCCCGTACGTCACCCGGCACCTCGCCCCCCTCGGCCATCGGCACAACGCCTCGGCCCATCAGGATATCCTTCTGCGTGACTTTACCGTCGCCACTAAGGTCGGGGAATGCTGCTCCGCCTTTGGCAAACATCTGACGGCCCATTACACTTCTATTCATCATCCGAATAATCCTGCTTTGTTAGCTCCGGCAACCGTACTACCGACGGCAGTGAGTCCGCCGACAAGTTGCTGGAAGGGCGAAGCCTGTGGCACGGAGGCTCCCGTCAAAGACTGCTGCGTTGTCGGTGCGCCTTTGTAAATATCGCTCAAGAAACCAATACGCTGGAAGGGCTCGTAAGCCTCTTCTATCGCACTTTTACGGCTAGCGTCTAGTGTCTGCTGGTCAAGCTGACGTTGTCTCTCACCAAGATCAAACCCGAAGCCGGTTTCTTTCTGACCAAGGTTTTGGAACACTTCGCCCACGCCCGCTTCGCGCAAGCCGAGATTACTAAATGCTTCGCCCTGACCCAGAGCCGTTCGAGCCAATGTTTCTCCTGCCCCGACGTTAAGAGACCCAATTCCTTGCCCTGCGCTTAGCTCGCGAGCCCGCTGAGCAGAAAGCTGCTGCTGGGCGTTCAGGAAGTTCTGCGCCTGCGCTTGAGCAAGGGCACTTGCCCGGTTCCTGTCGATTTCTCTTTCGGCAATCTCAGCGCGGCTACCGCCAAACGCGCCTGCGCCCGTAGCCTGTCCCCGCACTTGGTTCTGCTGAATGTCGTAGCTGCGGTTTATCTCGTCGGCAACGGCCTGCTGGTACGGGTTCATATACTGAGCAATGCCCTCGCCCGTGGCGGCACCCGCGCCGCTCTGCATAAGCGCTGTTCCTGCCTGCACTCCGCCCGATATCAAGGGCTCTGCCAAACCAAATGACGCGGCAGCCGGGGCTCTCGCCTCGCCAAGAAGTCCGGCGGCGCGATCTAGATAAGCCTCGTAACCACCTATCCCCGTTATGGCGCGGTCTTGGGCCACCCTTTGGAGGTCTGAGAAGTCGGCTACCTGATAGTCGGGTAGGTCAACCGGTGTTCCGGAAAGCTGTTGAGCGTCCTTGAGAAGGGCCAGCTTAATGGCCTCAATCTCCGGAGACTCCCGGACTATTTGCTCTGTAATCTGAGTAGCCATTACGCCATCCTCGCGCCACGGGCTTCAAGATTCCGCATTACACCGTACATGTTGTTTATACCCTGCTGCAAATCCCCGTTTCCGGCACCCTTTACAGCGTTCGTCGTAAAGATGAACTCCCCGGGCATGACCAAAGCTTTTACGCTGTCTTTGCCGGGAGTACCCTCGTTGGGCATTATGCCGCCTGTCCGCCTCGGGAACACTTCACCGCCCTCCGCCGCCGCAAGCGGGGCACTGAATAGCTCCGGAAAACGGTCACGAAGACTCTGGTTAAATCCTTGAGACCCGATGGCCGTAGCGACGCGGGTCTGCCTTGGAGACGTCACTCTAGGCGTAAGGGCCCCCGGAGGTAACCGGTTAGCCGCAACCATCGCCGCACGTTCTTCCGGGCTAATCTTTTCAATCAGGTCCGGCTCTTCCATTTCAGGGACTTCCATTAAAGAGGGAAGTGCCGCTGCTCCGGCTATGCCGCCAGCGAGCAGGAGACCTCGGTTCTTACCAAAGAAACCGGGCTGCGCGTCTGCAACCTGCTGTTTCGCGGCATCCAAGGCCAGTTTTTGAACGGCAGCCGGGGATAATGTCGGATTTTTGGCTCTAATTTCTGGGGCTATTTTGCCAGCGAGTTCGCCAGTTGCAACCGCCTGTTCGGCGGAGGTTTGGGTTTCTGCTCCAGAAAGGAAGCCTACCGGATCGTCAAAGGCACCGACTACCGACTTAGTCGTCTCAGGGAAGTTCCGTCCAAAGAAGCCGGTGTCAGGATCGATGTTAGTATTTCCAGAATCAACACTGACGGTGGGAGAAGCTTGATTAAGCACCGGTTGAAGCTGGTTCTGGGGGAGCGACGCGTCAAACAACATTGCCCCTGTGTTAGCATCCGGCTGCGCCGCCGCGTCAAACAACATTCCCGCATTGTTCACTGCGGACACATTCGGGTTGAATCTCGGCTCTATCGGAGACCCAAGGTTAGCTTCCTGTACCTGACCGGAGGCGGCATTCGTTAGTTTAATCGTTTTTGGAGAGGGAGCAGGCGTCACGGGGGCACCGGAAAAACCCTTCGTACCCGGTGTTGCAAAATCGGTTCCAAAGGTTGTGTCAAACTCGGCTAGGCTTGGTTGTAGCGCAGCGCCTAAGCCGTCTGAACTGGCGGTTGTAAAGAAGTCAGAAGTTTTATCGAAATCAGCCGTAAGGTCTTGTAGTCCGCCGACACCGGTTGATGTACCGCCCAACATCCGATTGACGGAGGGGCCTGCTACCTTACCAAGGGCCGCGCCGCCCGCGCCCATCGCGCCGCCAAGCAGGATGTCTTCCATGTCACCGCCGCCTACCGCGCTGCGCGCCATGCCGCCAAGTGCGCCTGCCGCTACGCTGCCAATAGAGGGCGCAAGAAACGGAGTAGCCCCGCCAATAGCGGCACTAAACAAGGCGTCTTTTATACTTCCGCCGCCAACCAAAGTACCAATGCCGCTGGAGATAGCGCCCGCCGCAATGGTGCTTAGGCCTAAACCAGCAGGTCCAAGAAGCGCGGCCCCCGCGATGGTAATAATTGTCGGAGCAGCTTTTTTAAGAAACTTGCCGACGCTCTTGACGGCTTTCTTTATGCCTCGGAAAATGCTTTTGAAGAAAAACTCCAGAGCCCCGGTTTCGGGGTTTATGGCGTTAGAACCGTCCCCGACGATATAACGCTCCGGATCTTCGACGCCCATGTCCCGTAGATGACCAAGAATGGACTCTTTGAGTTCCGGCATTTTGTCCAGAAGGGGCTTTGGTACAACCAGTTCGCCGGTCTCAACGTGGGCTAACGCGTCGTCTCCAAAGCGGCCCATCTCCTCCATCCGCGCACGGATAGCTCCGAGATCCGCAATGCCCCCGATATCTCCGATACTCTTTTCGTATGCTTCAATCTCGGTGTTATACGCTTCAATCTCGTCGTCGTTTAACGCAAAACTACCGAGACCGGATGTGGCGGAGCTAATACTCATGTTTTTTCTCACGTTTCGCCGCTAATTGCTTGCGGCATTGTCACACATATTACTGTATCCTGACGCTCGTTTCCAGTCCAAGGATTACCGCATTTCGGGCAGTTACCATCGGGATACGAAGCAATTTCATCGGCGGTATCTACGATATTACCGCACGTAACGCATTTCACGGTTTCTGTGGCCGTAGACGGTAGCCAACGACCGCCATCAGGCATGACTATAATGCTCATTATGTTACCACCGTAACTGACCCAAGGCCGGTTGCGGCGGACACGCCGCTTGGGTGGGGGTTAAAAGACCGGCTAATTTTAACAAAACCGTTCGACTCAAAAAGGCCGCCTACCTCTAATCCGCTATCGTTGTCGGGTAAGTTCGTCATCACGAAGGTTGTTGCGCGGCCCTCTCCCGGTTGCTGCGTTTGCTCTACGAAAAAACTAAAGGCTCTTAGAGTGTCTGCAAAGTAAGTCTGGCGATACTCCGCAGGCGGAATCGCAAACTGCGGCGGAACAAGAGTTCTACCGGTCATCGTCTGCCGTCCTGTCGTATGTCAACGCGGGGCGAACCAAGTCGCCACGTTACGCCTGCGTTAGCAGATTCTATTCTAAGCCCCAAGCCACGCCCCCGAATACGTACATGGTTTTGAGTTTCGTCCGCCGTGACGGTTGAAGCGTAACTCTGAGTAAAACCGGTTCCCGGAAAGTCTTCAGCCTTCAAAGTAAACGTAACCTCCTTAGAGGCGGTGTTCGGCGTTGTAAGAAAACTGATGTCTGGCAAAAGCCTGCGAATAAACCCGAATTTTTCACCCTCTGAAATGTCTATGGGGCTAGATTCAATGTGCGCGGAAAGGGCTGACCCGTCGTCATCTGCGCCAACTTCGTGGTTAAATAAATACTGACTATTTGAGCTAGCGGCAATCGGGTTGGTCGCCAAGCCGCGATCTAACCACGCGGACCGCTGTAAGTTGCCGAAGTACCAGACTTTCTCGTCATAATTGTAAATGACGTACTTGTCGTTGTTCTCGGACCCCGCGGAAGAGTAGAACCAGATAACTTCTCCAAACTCCGAGTTTACCCCGGCAAAGACTTTGTCTGATTGTGTTTCGTTAAAATCGTCAAAAACCGTGTCGCGAACAGTGCAGGGCAGGTCTTGAATCTGACCATCGTAAACATAAAAGCGGTTTTTACCCATCCAAAAAACAGAGTCGTTAACCGCAACGGCGGAGTTTGCACCCATGATAGTGGTGTTAGCCGCAAGCTGGTTTATTCCAAACGTAAACGGCGGCCCGATAAACTGCATAGAATGCGTAGACGCGTCAGTAAAAATCAAAATTTCACGTCGAGTTTCAACTGCTTGAATTATTTCAGAGCCCGACCCTACTACTAAATCTCCCGCCGTATTAGTGGCGGTAGGCTCCCACGTCGTGGCGCTTTCTTGATCCGAAAACCGAACAAGAAGCTTGTCCTGATCCGCACTCCCCAACGCGTTACAACCAAACGCAATGACGTGCCGGTCTCGGTCTGAAACAATAACCTGTCGGGCAACAGTAGGCGCATTCGAGTCCAAGGTGGTTATATTTACTGCCCTAGCATTAGTCCCAGTGCTTTTGTCCCAATAAAAAATAGAGGAGTCCCGAAGATTAAGGATTAAATCTTCGCCAAAGTTGTCCTGACTCCATACCCGCAGGGAACCTCCCCCGGCGGTGGTGGTCGCGGCGGAGCCCCAAGTACCGCGGCCCCAAGTACCCGCACCCCAGCCGGTTCCGGGCACCACGGTGTTAATACCCGTGTTTAGCTGATACTGAGAAGTAACCGACCCGCCGCCGTTACCTGTATCTGACGAGTTTGCTGTAGCTGTTGCGGTGATCGTAAAGGCGTTCGTAGACGGAACAGTCTTAACTTCGTACTCTTGGTTTAGAACTTCGGCGGTAATGTTTCCACCCAGCGTGGCCGCGCTGCTAAAAGTAACGAAGTCTCCGACAATCGCACCGTGACTATTGTCCGTGACCGTGACCGTCGCTGAACCGTTTGACGCTGCAAACGTAGTGGACCCCGTTGTTGTCTTCCTTAACGGAGTTATATCGAAAAATGTTTCGCCTTCTTCAACATAAAATTTGACGGTAGTGCCTACCCCTAAGAACCTAGAATTATCTATGGCCCTCCACGCGTGTAAGGAGCGGCACGTCCCAAGAATTGTGTCCTGAGAATATTTTTCCCAGCCGCCTATTTTTTCGGGAAAACCAAACCGGAACCTAATCTTGTCGCAGTCGTTCCACCCACCTTCGTTTGTGTAAGGTGTGACCTCCGTATTTATACCGGGTTTAAACTGAAGCTTACTTAACGGCATTTTCTAACTCTTCTTCTGGAAGGCTTACGGTAAGCCCCAGCATGGCGTCATTAGTACAAAATACTTTCCCGTCTGGGCTAAAAAACAAGGTAAAAGTTTTTTGTCCTGCAAACAGATAAAGAGCGTGGTCTACATTATTTACCCCTAAAAATACTACGGATTCACCCTGCTCTTGTGAAAGTGTTTTAACACTTTCCCAACCTGTAAGGCATACAAGTTCGGCACTGACACTAAACGGCCATATGCAAAAGCCTATGACCGCTAAAAAGTGATTTACCGCTTTAACCACCTTCTCCTAAAAGCTCCATGCCCTTGGCGGACCAAGCTCCTCTGTATGTATATGTTTCGGGATCTGCTGCGGAACGCCACCGACCGTATTGACCAGCCTCTTCAAAAATTGCGTCAAGCTCCGCGCCGGTTAAATCTGTTCTCTGCTTTCTTACATCGGAGTAAAGAACGGGAAGGGAATATCTGTTTCCTGTTCCGGGGTCTACAAAAAGAGAACACACCGCGTCAGGGAGGGCTTCGTACTGTTCAAAGCGCCCCTTTAAAGTTGTTGCAACCGTGTCGTAGTTGAAATCAGAGCCTTTCTGCATCGCAGAAAAGTTGCCCGTTCCCGCTAAATAAACGGCTACACCGTCAACCTCTATTTCCGTCCGAAGCCTGTCATGGTTGTCGGTAGCGGTATTTTCTAAGGAAATACCCACAACGATACCCTCATACGACCCCGTATCTAATAGCTGCCGATACCCGCGGTAGCGAGGCGCGATGATTCCGACGTCCACCCTTACTTCAAACCCTTCTCGAATAGGCTGCATGTCCTCAGAATAAGAGACCGGCCATGAAGTTGTGCTGTACTCAAAATCTCGCACATTGCTTTTCAACCAAGAAACTATAGCGTCGGCAGCGGTTTTCTGAGAAAGCTCTTTTTCAGAAGCGTTTGAAAACTTGCTATCCAGCCACGTTTCTGTGGAATATACGGCTGTAATGTTGTGGGTTGTATTAGAAAGCCAATTCCACAAAGCGTACGTGCTGTTAATTCCACCGGAATAAGGAATGAGTATATTAGCCATAATCTACGCCGTCTGCCCTTGAACAGTTCCTTGGTTAGTCACCGTCACCGTCCGGCTGTTCTTGCGAACAGCGAAACCCGCCGCGCCGCCAGCGCCACCCGACCCCGCGGGCGTCAATACCGCGCAGCCGCTGGGATCGGAGGGTACGGTGCCGGACGAACCCGACGCACCCGCTTGGCCGAACCCGCCTTGAGCCCCGGCTGATCCGTTACTGCCAAAAAGAGCTTGGCCCATCATGGTGCAGTTAACGCCTTTACCGTCATCAATCCCACGTCGCCTAGAGCCTGCGGTGCCGCCGCCGCCACCGCCGCCACCGCCCGAGCGAACCGTGCCCTGCGAACCTACCGCCACAGCATAGGTACCCGTTGCGGGGGTGCTTGTGTTAAAGTGAATAGCGTCTCCGCCCGCGGAGCCCGCTTGACCAGTACCGCCCGTGGCCCCCGTATATCCGGTGACCGTCCCGTTTACCGTTACTGTAAGCGGAGAAGCTGCGTTAATCGCCCCGGTTTGAAGGGCCGGGTTTGTCATTGTGGCGGTAACTTCTACGCCAGAATTTACCGTAACAGAAATAGGCGTATCGTCAGAGCCCGCACTATAGCCATTCTGGGCCGCCACGGTAGCGATGTTATAGTTTGAAGTGTTTCCCGATATCGTAAGGTTCAAGTCGAGCTTCTGGTGCCCGCCTTGAACTATCGGCATTAATTCTCCAGTTCCCATTACGCATTTCCTTTATTGCAGTGCTTTAACCGTTAATAGAGAGAAGGTGGAGGAACCGTCATTTACTCGTGTGATGTAAAAGAAAAACTCGTGACCGTTAGTGGTAGTTATACTGTCACCGTCAACTACGGTGTATCCGGAAGTTGTGATAGTTCCAGCGGATGCGTTATTTTTGTACAGAATGACCAAAGTAGCGTTTTTTGCAGGCACCGCTAGCGTGTGGGCCCCACCATTTATGGCCTGCTGAAAGTTTCCGTCGTCCACATCAGGGGTATACGTGCCAGAACTTTTGGTGCCCGCATCGTGAATTGCGGCGCTAAAACCCGCTGTCAATTCGTCGGCGGTATCGGCCTTGAGTGTGTCGGCATCAAAAGCTTGAACATCACTCCCAATCGCCACGCCCATTGAAGTTCTAGCGGTCGAACCCGATTCCGCAACAAAGTTGGTGCCGTCGCCTACGATAAAATTTCCGTTGGTTACAGCAAGACCCGCAACATCAGCTAGCTGAGCGTCAAAAGCCTGAACATCACTCCCAATCGCCACCCCGAGGTTCGTGCGGGCGGCAGACGCCGTAGAACCACCCGTTCCACCGTCGGCTATCGCAAGATCCGTAATCCCGGTTACTGTGCCGCCCGTTATAGCGACACTGTCAAACAGATCAGAGACGGCTGCGCCTGACCCCGCGCCGTCAGCATAAATAATCTTTGTCGCACCGTTCGGAACCGTCGCGTTCGACCCCGTGCCTTGACTGAATACCGCGCTTTGGCCGCTGCCGTTTCGAACAAAGTAAAGCTTGTCCTGATCGTTAGGGCTGATTGTAACGGTGTTTGTTCCAGTTGGGCTGCCGCCTAAAACTAGAACCTTAAACATACCGTCAGAAAGAGTACCGTCGCTAGTTGTTAGCGTATGACTCGTGCCGCTAAGGGTGACAGACCCTACGCCATTGAGCGTTCGGTCTATAATGTCCATGTTCAGGTTTGTGGTGTCGCCCCACGTACCAGACTGGTCACCTGTAGCCGGTTTTTCTATGCCGGTATTTGCTGTATAAGTAGATACCATTCTTCTATCCTCTTACGCGGCTAATTCTTCCCACGTAGCTGTCTGATCCGGTGTTATGGCGCTATACGTAGCTGTCTGATCCGGTGTTATGGCGCTATACGTAGCTGTCTGATCCGGGGATATTATACCCCAAACAGTTACATTTCCAACAGAAGTTATTGCCTCCACCCCTGTTGGCGAAACAAGGGCCTTACCGATTGCGGTCACGGTTCCAACAGCGGTGGTTGCGGACAGTCCTGTTTGGGGCACTTCAGCGTTACCAACAGCGGTAGCGGTTCCAACGGCGGTCGTTCCGGCAACCCCTGTAACGTCTACGGTCCTACCAAAGACAATAAGGGGACTACCTACGCCGCCTGTCCCGGCAACCCCTGAGACAGATACAGTAAAATCAAAGTTTATGGTGGGGCTGCCTACCGCGCCCGTGCCTGCGGAGCCGGTAGCCGCCACAACAAAATCAGTTGTGACAGTTTCATCACCGACCGCGGTGGTCGCGGAAAGTCCGCTTAGAAGTACGGTGTTTGCGTCGCCCCAAGGACCGGAACCCCACGTTCCGCGGCCCCAGCCCTGTAAAGCTTCCGTTGCCACCACGGTTTCATCACCGACCGCGGTGGTGCCTGCAACTCCTGTAACTTCGAAAACAAACTGTGTTGCTAACGTGACACTGCCAATACCGCCCGTTCCCGAAACACCGGAAACAGCCAGAACTTGGTCAGTTACAAAGCTTAATACGTCGTCGGTGGTACCCCAAGGATCATCGCCCCACGCCTGACGACCCCAACCCGTGTCGCGTCCTACAGAGGCGGTGGTCGAAACACCGGAGACCACCACTGGTGACGGCTGACCCCACGGGCCCTGCCCCCAGCCTGCCCGACCCCAGCCTGAAAGATCAGACATGTCGGGACTGCCGCTAGGCTATACGGATAATGGCGTCAGTAGCGTTCGCCGTAGGAAACTGGATTGTAAAGTCTCCGGCGGACGAACTTTTGTCACCACCAAACGCCAAAATAAGGACAGAGGGGTCACCCGTCGCGGTCTCGTTAAAAATCATAGCCCCGTTAGCGGTAATTGAAGCGGAGCTAAAAGTTAGATCCGCAAAATCGCCCACGGCGGTTGTACTGCTTGCCACAGGGGTAACCGAAGTTAGGGTGCCGCCTTTTGCGGTATACCCCGTTCCGCTGACCTCGTTTGAGGTTGTATACGCGGTGGTCGCGGCGTCTAAAGACGCCGAGCTAGTGTAAAGCGCCAGCTTGAAGGTGTTTCCGGTAGACGCCGTAAAATTATGCACACCCTTCAGAATCTCCACCTTGAAAGACGTACACATTGCTTGAGAGATTGACATCTCAAAGTCTCCTTATTAGTTCAGCCAGTTCGGGGTGGCCTGCATCGTTCAAAGCGTTAAAGACTGTCGTCCTATCGCTATTTATAGCCTCTCGCATGTAAAAACTCAATATTTTCTCTAGCTGTTCCTTAAAAGCAAAGGCTTGGTCTCTTATAACAGGAGGAGCGTCCATAGAAACGCGCATAACCTTGTCCGCGCACCGCGAGGCTACTTCTTCCGGAGTGTGGCCCCTAAACTGCGTTGTGTGGACCGCAACCTTGTAGTCCGGTGCAATCTCTAAACTTGCTTGAAGCATTATGTTCTTTCCTTATTAGGCAAACCTTTTCGATACGCGTCATTGTTCTCTCTCGCTTCCGCAAGATCTTTAAGGCGCATTAAGGCTTCTTCAAACCGTTTTTCGTACATGGCAAGCACGTCCTGCTCACCTTTCATGTATATGTAGGCTTCAACCAAAGAGCCAAACAAAATAGCGTTGGGAGCATTAATGCTTAGGAACGTCGTTCCTGATTCCGCTCCGGCGGTCAGGCTAGCGGGCCTGTAATAATAATGAAGCTCCACCGAGTACCCGGAGTCTGGTGTCGGCGCTATCAAAAAGTTTGAATCATCAAACAAGGCGTAAAACTCGGGCTCGCCGGTTAAAGAAGAGTTCGGCCAATACTCCTGCAAGAAATTCACGTCTTTTTGCAAAAGAAATTTCTTTGAGCTAGATACTTCAATGGATAAAGAGAACGAGGCTAAAAAATCTGTCGGAGCCTGCAAAAACCTATTTGACGTGGTCATAGAGGCGCTGACGTTCTTTCTAAAGTTCTCAAGATCAACAAGCTTAAAAATACGCTCTTCTGCGGCCCGAATAAAAACGGGCAGGTTTGTCACAAAGCTTGTTTCCGTGTTTTCTGCAAAGTCCTGTATTGCTGTTTTTAGTTGTGCGAACGTGAAACTCATGCCGTCACCACTGTCACTATACCGGTGGAGGCCACCACTTTAATGTCCCGAAGACCTTGCGGAAAAGAAGCGCCGCCAACAAAAACAGTTTGAGGCTCAACGCGGTCTGGACGCGGGTTGAAGAGGGCCTCTGCGTCAGAGACCTCTTTAAACGGGCCTAGTTGAGGGTGCTTCGGTTCGAACTCGTCCTTACCGACAAGGGCTCCCGTCCACTCGCGTCGCATGTCTTGGTACCGGTACCGAAAACCGGACCGGTCCGATATCGCATAAGAATTTTTGCCCGTTGCGTGTTTAGCCATACCTACCTACCGAAATAATTGTGGCTAGGCGATATTTGAAAGGATGAGCGATCTCGGTCTTCCTGCATAGCTCGCTGCATTTCCTCTTCATAAACGGCCTTGAGTAGGTTTGTTTTTTCTGGAGAAAACTTAATAGAGAGATAGTACGACAAGCCCGCAGACACGCAGGGATAAAACCGAAAGGGCACCTCTAAAGTATTGGTCTGAGTGTCCGCGTCGTCTAACCGCGTCAAGCGGTCGAAAACTAGCTCGTACGAAGAGCTAGAGTCCGGCGTGGGCCACAACCGAACTTTTGGGGTAATCAACCGGTCAACGTAAAACTGAACAGGGCGACCGGTAGATCTTTTGCTGGTGAGGCCTAAATAGGCGTCTCGACCAATCCGGGTAATTTGAAGGTCCGACTGGTTACTCGACCCGCTGTTTTGCCGAACTACTGCGGATAGTATGTCTATAGAAGATTGAACGTCTTCTAGCGAAACCGCTGACGAAACCGTAGCGGTGGCCCCCGTAGTGCCGCCTGTTATAGTCTCGGTAGCAGAAAATGTCCCGGAGGGGATTGTTATCGCGACAACTGTGGCGGAGTTTACATTCGTGATAAAAGCCGTGGCCGAGCTAGTGCCTCCGGTTATGGCTTCACCGGCTTGAAAACCCGTTGTGCTATTAACCGTCAGAGTTAAGGTGCCGACCGGGTAGTCGGCCACCCCGTTAGCGAGCGCCACCGTTTTCTGCTCTATTGTCCACCGATTGATGCCGCGGTTAGCCCACTCTGCAAAAAGCAGGTTAAGCGATCTCTTCGCCGTGCGAAGGTCGTAACCCGTCCGAGCCTCAAGCCCGCAGCGTTCAAACGCCTCTTCGATATGCTCGTTTACGTCGAGTTCGAAGTTTTTGCTGGAGGAAACTGCCACCTAACTACTTCCGCTTTTTAACCATTCCGCCGCCGCGCATACGCTTCGGTCCTTTTTTAACCATTCCGCCGCCGCGCATCTTCTTAACCATTCCGCCGCCGCGCATCTTCTTAACCGGTTTTTTCTTACGAGGTTTCATTGCCATTGTTCAATCTCCTGTATAAGTTTTCTCTGTGGGCATATAGACCCGTGTTTTCAAAAGCTTCGAAGCTCCTGTCGTAATAACCCAAGGGTTTTAGGGCTTCTGCTCTTTCATGCAAAGCCTTTAGACGTTGCACAAAAATGATAGCATATTTTTGGTCTACTAAAGGAGAAAAAGAACCGTCGTCTATTAAATCGTCCGGATCGTCGTCCGGATGAAACCCCATAACCCAAATGTCTTGCTGTACTAGAATACCGTCCGAAATAGCTTCGTTAAGGTCGTGCAAAAAGTCTTCGAACTCTTCGGGGTCTTTCCGATAAGACAAGTCGATGACCATGACCACGTCAAACTGGTCGTCAAAGCCCGCGATTGTTTGGTACAGAGAAAGGTTGTCGTCCTCTGTCTTAAAAACAAAGCCGATCTTGTCTTCCTCCCACGCTTTCTTAGCAAAAGGGCAGGCAGGGAGGTTGTTAAAGAACGGAGAGGGAGACTCAAGCGTATGCCTAGACCACTCCCGAAGTTCTTGTTTTATCTGCTGTTCCAGCATGTCAAGTGTATAGCGTTCTTTTCCGGCGATTAGACATTACCGCGCCGCAGCCTTTGTTGAGCTTACGGTACGGCGCTCCAACTACTACTCCACCCGCAGCCGCTCGTGCAACTTTTGCAGCTTTTGTATTAGAAACAACAGTTTTGCCGCGAGAACCGCCCTGCTTTTTCTTACGAGCCGTAGAGGCACGCTGAGACTTAGACAGAGAAGACGCTTTAGCTCTTGGTAAGCATCGGTCAGGGTTTTTCTTATCTTTAGACGTCCCGCACTTACCCGCGATTTTACCGCTGCTATCAATCCGGACCCAATCTTCATCTAACCACTCCTTTAATTTACCCATCTAACGGCCTTTTCGCTTCCCGCCCTTAGATTTTTTTGCGTAGTTGGGGTCTTTACAGTATTTAGAAGCTGCGAGGTTTGCGTAAGCCGACGGATACGTATCAAACGTACGCTTTGCCCATGCTTTTCCTTCCGGGCAAATCTTGCTCCCCTTGCTTTTAGAAGAGACAGCGCCGCCCTTTCTAAAATAGGTTAGCTTAGGCTTACTGGCCTTTGGGCCTGTTCGAACTTTTGTCATCTACCCTCACAATCTTACGTGATTCAATAAACTGCTCCCACAAGGGTTTTATCATGTGGTAGTTTTGGTCTACCTTTAAAGCAGTTCGTTCTGTTCGCTTGTCCACGTCAATCAATGTCAAAGCCTGCCACCCAAAGAACCCAAGTAGACCGGTTACGACACCCGCCGCGACAACGCCAATAATGGTTTTTTCCATTAGTCTAGCACTTCCATCTTCTGCGAGCCTGACGAATACGCGAGTTCGGATTGTTCCGCGTCTTAGCCGAGCTTTTTTTCAACTGACCCGCTGAC